GTAAGGGTTGAGTGTCAGAACGCTATGTCTGTCTTGAACCGAACCTAACCTGAGGCGGCCAATCAAGCGAAGGCGGCGACTACATCGCCGATCTCATCCGCTATCTTAGCGGCCTTTCCAACATAGCCAGCAACTTTCACACCGGTTTTAACGGCGCTCATGAAGCCAGATTTGATCTTAGACCATGTGGATTTTGCAGGAGCAGGCTTTCCAGGGTTAGAAAGCGGCACTGTGTTAACAGCGGCAATAGCCGGGCCTGGGTTGCCAACATAGGCAGGGCTAGCAGGGGACTGGGCGATACGGAATGTTTGTTCATCGGGGATGAGCTCGTAGTTGCAATAGTATGACAACTCGTAGCAATCAAAGGCGCCGACTACATTAGGAGCGAGGGCGGGAGCCACACCGTTCCACATGCAAACCATATAGGGGGAATTGGGATTAGGATTTTGTTCCATGGCTTCGATAATGATTTCGTCTTGCGACTTCAAATCGAAAGTTCCAGCGCCAGCCTGGGCAGCAAGTTCACCAGCCATCGCAACAGAAGTTGCAATTGCAGACATGATATCTTGCGTGCCATCACAAGGCATAGGGACGCTAAAACCAGCACCAAGGTACTCGATCGTAACCTCAAACGCAGATGAAGGGTCTACGTCGACAGCATAGGCAGTGGGATGAGGCTTGCGCCCCTTCCGCTTGCAAAGGTCAACGTATTCAGAACGTTTGCGATGGGCTTCATCAGCAGTTTTCACTACTGGTAAGAAAGCATCAGTGGTGGGATTGTAGGTACGAATGTGAGGGTGATCCTTTTTCAAGGCACTCTTACTGTTCGATAAAGCAGTTCGTTTGACCTGTTGAATCGTTGGCCGAATTCGATTAAGTCCGGGTACAGTGTCCTGTGAAGAAACATACTGTAAAATAGACTCACGATACTCAGTCGTAGACTCATCATAGGGGGTCCAAACTAATGTGCAACCTTCAATGGCCGGACACTTTTGCACACCTTCAAGATCGAGGAAATCTGTCCAAGACAGAGTTTTCATCAAGACTTCAAAATTGGTATCATTCATGATAAGACCACGTTGCTGGAAGGCAGAGGAGGGAATACAGCCAAAGGCTAACTCTCCAGAGCCAGTAAGGGCAGTGGACATAAATTCAAGAGTGACGCCAGCAGAAACGAGACGGAACTTCGAGGATAGATTTTGAATTTCCTGACAATCTTTCAGAGAAACCCAAGCAGGGTTGGCTGGGCTGTAGTTGGGATACAGCAAAGTACCAGGATCAGCGGTCGTGGTACCTCCACACAAGTTGAGGCCGACAAGTGGGGCAGCATTGGGGACTGTGTAGACTAAGAGGCCAGGGGATTCGGTGGCATCATTGTCTTCAGGTTTGGTAAAACCAATCTGTTGAGAACCAGGGGTGTACATGTAGTTCATGAACAGAGCAGTCGGATTGGCGACAAATGCGCCGCACCCGGTATTAGCGTACGGGATATTCGCATCAGAAGGATCGGGAGTGGAAGGGCAACCAGCAGTAAAATACTGCACGACATTAACCACGGATGAGTCCTCGGCCATTGTAGAGACGACCTTAGCGCCGTTATACGTAGGATTCCAAGGATTACCGAGAGACATTGCATAATTATGTAGTGCAGAAGCATAGTTAGTAGCCGACCATTGATTGACTCTTGAGGTAGAATTCCCAGTGGTAGACGCAGGGGCGGAGCCGGAAATACCAATAGGTTGGAGCACGCCAGAGGGTTTAGACTTCTTGGCGGATGTGGTGCGGACCTGGCTAGGGACGGCAGCACGAGTAGCAGTGGATTGTAAGTAAGAGGCATAACGCGTCTTCTTCTCGGCCTTCGAGAGGCCAGCGAGTTTTGTGGTGTGTTCTTGACACCATTCACGGTAAGAAAGAGTAGACATAACTTTCTTTTGTTGGCGATTTCTTTCATTCGAAACCAACATCTGAACGGGGCGATAGGAGTCAAGGAACCCAGATGGTGAAACATTGGGCACACAGAAGTCGCTGGGGGACTCAAGTAAGGAACTGATCGAATCATCATTGATCAAACGATGAGCAAAGTCGGCATCTGAGAGCTTGTGAAGATCTAGTAGTTTGGAGAACATAGGGTTCCCGGACAACATTTCTTCATAGTCCTCAAAGATGCGGTCAATACACATCTTCAACATAGGCAATTCCTGGTGACGATCATCTAGATAAGTAAAGGACAAAAGTGTTCTGTGCGCTAATCCGCGTTGTATTTCTACAAGGGGATCAAAACGGACAGGATCACGTCCCTTCTCAACGAGATTCGTGAGCTGGCGATCTATGTCATAAGGTTTGGTCAAATAACAAAAAGGGGGCTGAGAGCTAAGGGGAGAAACGCCCAAAAAATGTACCTTACTCCAATCATCGACGATCTCCGTCACGAAATTGCTTCCGTAAAGAGAGCGCCAAAGTTCGGGTAATTTGGCAAAAAAGCGTTCATCATCAGGACAGTTTATTGCTGCGATGCAGTCATCGCCGAAAACAACATATCCGGTTCGGTCCAAAAAGGAGACGAAACCGGAAAATGTGTTAAATTCTTTAAACCAACACATCAACAACATGGCAATGTGAACCATACCGTTGTCGGTTGTGGTGTTAGGAGACCCAGAAGGATTACCATCTTTAGTAAAGACGACAGACCCATTGGGCAACACTACGACACGGTTGATAATGTTATAGTAAAGAGATTCAAATTCAGCTTTGGCGGCACCACCAAGGTGCAGGCCGTGGGCTCTAAGTTTGCAAATCAGGTGATAAAAAGCACGGTACTGGGTGGAGTCGAATTTTTCGATATCACCCTGGAAATACTTGGTTTTAAAACCTGGTGTAGAATAACGATGCAAATGGGCATGGAGCTTAGGCCACTCGTACGGGAGATTCATACCAACTGCGGAAGGGAGCTTGAAGCGAGACTCAAGGAACTGGTTATTTTGACCTTTACAAAAGCGCTGAAGTTGCATCTGTAGCCACAAGGGACAGATAAGATAACAACGACAGTCCTTTGAAGTCAACCGGACCTCGAGTTTGCCAGAGCAAACCCAAACGGGGAGGGTATCATTCCAATCGGACGGGTGATCTACACAATAAGAACAGAGGAGAGGGTCATGGGCCCAAGCAGCACCTTTGGTGCCACTGCAGCCGAAACCTGACCCTTTCTTGGTATCGAGTAGATCTACAGTTTGGGGAACAGACAAAATGGGAGCTTTGAGGGCAGGGGCGAAAATGTGGAACATAGTGTCAAAGGCTTTGGGGACATTGACATCTAACCAAGCAGAATCACGCAAATCGCAGACAAATGCATATTTTTCATGGGTTTTAACCACTTCATTCATAGCATCAACATCTGAGAGAGCATAATTACCACTGACAAACTTACGCATAGGCTCGTAGTAAGTCGAAGGTTCGAAGTCATTTTTCTGGGGATAGCGAAATGTGGACTCGCCAATGACAATATAGTTTTCTTTCACGACTTCAGGTTTGGGGAAGAAGTTAATCTCTGGGGCGAGACTGGTGAAAGAACGTTCCCCGGCAGCGCGAGCCATTACTGACTCGAGGCCGGGGGTTCTCCATTTAAAGGAACCGTGGGACGAATATGAGTATCAAGGAGTGTTTTCATAGCAACACATCCATTGAAAGGTATGGACAGATCGTGGGACGGGCCAACACAATGGAAACCAACGATTCCACCGGTACGGGAATTCACCAAGGGTAGACCACAATCTCCTTCACCGATAGGAGTTGAAGCAGTGACGTTAATCATCAGAGTGTTATACGTCTGCTTAGAAACAGGATCAGTGTGGGAGTGGGGCATCACGTTAGCAACATTTCCAGTGGAAAGGTTTTTAAGGTCAGGCAAAGTGTAGAATACCTGGGTAACAACAGCGGGGGCATCGAGAATCTTATCAGCGGACAGGGCAGTCTTGATGGCAACATCTTTGTTGTTCAATTGAACCTTGAGAACAGGAATGATCAAACAATCAGCATTAGCAACTGTGCGGGCAGGACCCACAGAGAGCTGTAGCAAGGGATTGTGAAGGTTAACGAACGACAAGTGGGCCAAATCATCTGAAGTAAGAGTGTGTCGGGGCATCCAAAGGAAACCTTCGGCATAGGTGGCGTAACAGATACGCTTCTCACCAAGGTGCACTCCGAAAATGCAACGCTGAATCTTGGAAACGTCAACAAAGGACGATCCTTTCAGCATGGATTCGGGTTCACGAACAGGTGAAGGAGCGGAAGCAACAGTGGAAACAGTAACTTCGGGAACGCGGTCTTGAGGGGCGGCAGTAACATTAACAGGATGGAGCTTTGCAAGATGTCTGCGGAATTCAGCCTGCTGGTTGATGAAACGGAGTTGAGAGCCTTTGGTAAGTTCACCAAAACGACTCTGACCTCCTTTCTTCCAGGCGGGGGTGTGAATCTCGACATAATTGCGAATCTCACGCAGCGATTTCTCGCCACGCTTGCCACCATACTGCATGTAGTCAGTGCCAACATCATCTTCGTCATCTCTGTGGTCTTGGTAGCGGTGTTCAATCAAGTTACCGAGATGGTCAATGCGTCCAGCTTTTTGAGCTTCATCAAGCTGCTTGTTGAAATACTCAAGGGTATCCTTGTCGTATTCCTTAGTCTGGATGGCCTTGACAGCCTCGCGGTAGAGAACATAACCACTTTCACCGTTGGGACGACGGAAAGAAAAGCCGACGCGAGAGGCACGCTTCTTGTTCTTATTGCGTTTGAGATTTTTGGGCTTACCACCAAATCTGGCTCCAGTGGGCTTTTTGACCGGCATTTCTGCGGGCCTAAAATCAGGATCACTGAAACCAACATTCATGGTCTCACCCGTCTCTGCATCAACAAAAACGAGCATGTCCCAGTCGCGAGGAGCGGGAGTGGGATAATTATCTTTGTAAAGGTAGTGGGCAATACCTTCCATAGAAAAATGTTTGAGATCGTCACCGACCATAGCAAGAGACGCTAGGACTTCGGTGAGACGAGGGGACGAAACAACATGGTGCTTGTTGCCTTTCTTGGGTGGAGCATAGCCATTCTTCTCAACTTGCTTCTCAATCTTGTCCCAATCGGCATAAAGGGGGGCGAAGTTAGGGTTAGCCTTCTTCTTCTTCCTAAGAACAGGAGAAGGAGAACGCTCACGATCAGATTCGACCTCATCGGATGATACAGGAGCAGAAGAAGCAGGAGAAGGAGCAAAGTAACCACTTAACCAATCAAAGGACGGGAGAGTCAACCAAGACGGCCACGCAGAAGCAGAAACTTCTGGGGCAGTGTTAGGATTCTCGGGATGTCCGAGACCAGTAGCAGGAACAAAAGGTTGTTTACGATCTGTCTGCGGTTTGGGAGCGTCGACTCGACCAGGGGTAAGAGGTCGATCAAGGCTAACACCGAAAACACAGAGCATCGTGGGGATGATGAAGGAAGGCACGCGACCGAGACCAAATCCATGGAACAGCGTAGTAAGCGCTGCTTCAGATAAGGCGAAGGTTACGGCTCCCAACTGGAACGCACGAAACACAAACCTAGTCACGATGGACCAGGCAAAATATGGGGCAAAGGAGGCATCAAGTTTGGCATAATAGTGCCACCCGGGATTGACCCAATGTCCATTGATGAGAGCACCAATGACAGAGTTCATAAACCGGTGGAAATAGTCGATGTGATAACCGACTTTTTCGAACGTTGATGGTTCTTCAATGCCGAGCACAAAACGAAGGGGGCTAAAAAGAGCACTGGAAAACAGGCGATTGAAATTGCGTTTAAGTGGGGTATTATAGTACCAATGACGGTACAAAAACGCCCAACTAAGCAACACAGCGCCAATAAAAGAAATCACAGCGTTAAAAATTGTAGCACCAACGTCAAGTGTCGAAGCAACTATGGACATAAACCAACAAGGGGGACATACGAACCAAGCGTATGACTGAGCGAAAGGGACACTAGCACTCATGTTGGCATGAAAAACCCTAGCAAGATTCTGGATCTCAAAAACGCGCCCAGTGGGGTTGAGCGCACAAACCAAACGATCAGTCTGATTAAACAACAAAAATTCGGACAACGAATTGTACGATTTATTGTCACCAAACTGACAGTTGTCAGGTGTAGAGCAATAGAGAACTGCAGGATCCGGAACAAAGCCAGTGATACTGTTGAGCGCCAAAAAACACAAAACAAAACCACCGACAAAGATAACGATCAAGCTGGCGAGGGATACGATAGAGGCAACACTGGGGCAGCGTCGACGGCGCGAACTACGCGAAAGAAAAGCCAAGGCCGAGTCGTAAGCAGACACATAAGTAAAATACAAACGTGCCTGAAGAGTCGGCCGTGGTCTAAAGCGAGTGAGAATAAACTCAGACACGGCGAAGACAGGAGCAAAAATAAGGCTAATAGCACCAGTTAAGATGCTAAAAACCCAACGAACAAATCGTTTAGGAGGGGAAACTCGCGGGGCGGCTAAAGGGTTGAAACCAAAGAAGACTAGACCAACACATGCCGTAACAACGATAGCGAGAGTATGGACTCTGTAATCAGTTGTGACAAGGTCAGCCAGTTCTTCTCTACTCATCATCTGTGCAGGACGAGCAGCATCAGCGGCGGACGCGGGGGGATCAACAGGCTTGTTTGAAGCAAGCTTGTCAATATCGACATTGGACTTGAGTTTTAAAGCATCAGAAACTCGAGACCAAACTCCAGGGAACAAAGCGTCAAAGAAAGTCTTGACTATACCGAGAACAGGTGCGAACATCTGTAGGAAGCGCAAGACAGTGAAAAGAAAGGTGGCATCAGCGATCAAATCAAAGATAAGACCGGTGACGAGAACTTTAATTTCGTGGAACAAGGACTTGTGAATGTATACCAAAAGGTATCGGAACAAAGTGAGTAACACCAAAATAAGAGCTAACACAAAAACAATTGGGCGAGGGTAATCGAAGACAAAGAAAGCAGTCTCCATCACAAAGAGCGGTAAGCGGGTGGCAATGACCTCTTGGAAATAAGGCAAGTCGAGAGGTGAATCAAAGAACCAGACAAGACCAGGAATAAGCACCATGAGCGAAGCTACAAAGTAACATAATCCTAGGGTGAGGTTCATGAGAAAGACGAAAAGAGCGAGTCTATCCATGAGGGTATTGGCACGCGCATTTGTGCGCACAGTGCGGAGAGTACATCTTTCGATGAGGACATCACGCCATACGGCAACATCAATGAATTGTGAAATATCTTTTAAGACAAATTGGGTGAAGAGGGTCCGTAGACCGAATTGGGGCATAAGCCCCCGAAAAGAAGATAGTCG